GAGGTTGTTGTAAGTAATTACTACTAGAAAACCCACTGTACCCCACAAGGTCAGCACCCGTTGCTACAGCCGTTTTAGTGATTGTGCCGAATACTTGAACATTGTTGTTGTTAACACTGCGGTCGTGTTCGGCTAGGATTGCGGATGTAGCATCATCAAATTCAGTTGCTTGTCCTGTACCACCACCTACTACCAACCAGATATTTGTAGTGGTCGCAGTCGCTACAAAAGTTATACTATGTGTACCCGTCCCCATATTCATTTTTGCGGCGAGGTTAGTAGACGTTATAGCGTTAATATCAGTACTATTAGCCGCGATTAACCTAGAATATGAACCAGCATCCGCCAAAACTTTAACTTGAGCGACATACGACTTACCCACCACCGTAGTTATGGATTGATAAATACCACCATTGACACCACTATTCGGTGTTAGTGTTAACTTATTAGATCCACCTGATACGGTAGACTGAGAAGCCACCCAGCTAGAGGTTCCGTTTGTGAAGCCCCCATTAGTAATCAACTCAGACCCAGTAACATTTGTATCATCAGTATCCGAAAGGGTAGCTAACTTGATGTCGCCGTTCATCCAACCTGTGTTGAAAGAGTCTGTTATATGGCAAGCTGACTCACCTACATCCGATAAGCCGGTTAATAAAGATATACCTTTCTCACCTGTATTAGATCCAAAGGCGGGGTATCCTTGCGCCATACTATGCGCTCTTGTAGGGAGAGGAGGGCGAGTGTTGGGCATTGAACCACCGTAATACCAAGCGTTATTGTTCCATAAACCATTCAAATGACTGCCACTACTTCCCGCAGGTAAATCTTCTCCTATTTTTAGTTGTGTTGTGAGAACGCCTTGGCAAAAAGCCATCCAATAACCATTCATAACTGTAATTTTGTTTACCGCAGTACTAATTGTAGAATCAACAGTCCCATCATCCTTAATAACACTCACTCCACCATCAGTAGCAACCGCTATGGTTGACACAGGTAGTCCAGTGTCAGCATCTATAGGTGCATTGGGGAGGACTGTTATTGCTAGGTCGTTGATAACTCCATTAACAATTTTTTTGGTGGTAGATACAGTTGTAAGATCAGACGCCGTGTTTCGATTAACAATTTGTGTGTGGGAAGTTACTGTACTTCCAACACCAACTCCGGTTCCTAGCTCGGTTATAAAATTGATTGTAGTAGCCCAGTTTCCTACCAAGCCACCTGTATGTATAGAGCCGTTTAGTGCCAATACCGAGGATAGGCTTCTACCCCCGCCGATACCATAACCTAAGTAACCTCCTGCGCTTTGCCCATTAAACACCATCCACATAGGGAGATCAGGATCGTCTCCGTCATAGATAATCATCTTATATGGTTCGGCAACAATCACAGCAACGCTTGGGAACTTCTTAGTTGCTCCACGAGTGCTAGTGTTTAACGACTCGTTGTACCAGCTAGTGTGCTGTGTGCGATGTCTCCATGCACCACCGTCAGAGTCTTTACTAGTGTCATAGACGAATATGTCTACGGCAGTGTTAGACTTCGACTCAGCGATAGCTTTAAGGTCTATTTCATTTACCGACAGAGTGCTTGCCATATCGACAGCACCATCGATATCTACAGCATCAAGATTAGTTGTGCCATCAATATCAACATCACCTGATATATCGAGACTTGAGGCTACGACTTCTCCGGTTACTGTGACACCAGTTGCAGTAGTTTCAAATTTTAGACTTGGGGATGTGCCGTGGTATAACTCGACATTACTGTTGTCGTTAACAGCAAACAAGAAATTTCCAAACTCGTCGCCAACTTTAAAATTACCACCACCATTTACTTTTAATTCAATACTAGACGTTGTGGATTTAATGACGTTTGTTGCGCCATTGTAAAAAATTTCTAAATCTGTATTCGCCCCAAATACTAATTTATCATTGTCACCAAGGTTGATATTACCAGTTGTAGTTAGCCCGGTGACTGTAGGACTAGAGGTTGGTACGAAGTTAGTACCGTTGTAGGCTAAGACATCATTCGTACTTACCCCACCCGTATTAACGTCAGTCATGTCACTGAGTGACTGATTAGACAGAACAAAGGTGCCGTAAGTTACAATCTCTAAAATATCACCTACAGCCGCGTTAGAAGCTAACTGAATGCTAGTTCCTGAAGTAGCTGTGAAGTCTGTACCATTGACGAGACGGATACCTGACAAAAATACGTCAAGGAACCCAGCGTCGTATCCGAGTGCGTTGCCGTTGTCATCGTTACCACTAAAGGTATTTTGGTTAGCTGTAGCTGTGTACTTGTAACGCTCAGATGTACCGTTGACCGCTGAACCGGCAGATTGCCACCCAGAAGACCCGTATACCTTCATGATCTGTGCAGTTGTATCAAAGTACAATGCACCGATTACGAGAGCATCACCGTCGTTGTCTACTGTAGGTGCGCTAGACTTGGCCCCTAGATAACGATCATCAAAACTATCGTATGAAGCGGCGGCGGCATTTTGACTCGCCAAGGCCGCATTCTGGCTTGCTAAAGCGGCTGTCGCGCTGTTAGCGGCGGCGGTCTTTGAATTAGAAGCATTAGTAGCTGATGTCGCGGCCGCTACTGCGGAACCGTGGATAGCGTCTACATAGCCTTTTCTAGCGAGATCATCTGCATTAGTAGGATCCGCCGTTGTCGTGATTTTGTTTGTGCCTAGTGTGATGTTGCCGGTCATAGTACCGCCAGCTAAAGCTAGGCGGGTATCACGTTGAGTATCCGTGTAGGCTTTGGTAGAAGCATCTTGAGTATCCGTAGGATCAGTAACACCAGTTACTTTATTGTCTCCCATAGCAATAGCCCCGGTCATAGTGCCACCGGCTAATGGAAGTTTTTCTGCTATGCTGTTTGTTACTGTGGTTGAGAAATCTGCATCGTCACCTAAAGCGGCGGCAAGCTCATTCAGAGTGTTTAATGTATCCGGCGAGGAATCTACTAGCGCGGATAGTTCAGTGTCTACATAGTTCTTTGTAGCCGCATCTTGTGCATTAGTAGGATCTGCTACGTCGGAAAGTACCGCTTGGGTAAAGTCAATTGTTCCGTTAACAGTAACATTTTCAAATGTTGAGGTACCGGATGACGCAGAAATATTACCTGTGACGTTTCCTGTTACAGCCCCGGTAAAAGTTGCATCTGTTCCGTCGCTACCATTATCAAGAATTTTTACTAACCCGTCTTCGGAGTAAATATCCCCTGTGACGTTTCCGGCGACGTTACCTGTAAGAGCGCCAGTAATTCCACTAGATGCTGTAACTGTAGTAAAGGCACCAGTAGAAGCAGTCGTGGATCCAATTGGCGTATCATCAACACTACCGCCAGAGATAACTGCGGTTGCTAGTGTTGCCTGTCCTGAAGTTGTAACTGTTGTGAATGACCCGGCGGCGGCTGTAGTTCCACCAATAGTTGTGTTATCAATTGCACCGGCATCAATATCTACCTTAGATATGTTGACTTCGCCTGTACCGTTAGGCGTGATATCAATATCACCATTATCATTAGTACTGGTAATCGCATTGCCGTCTATCTGTATATTATCTACTTTGAGATCTGTTACGACACTGTTGGTACCAATGGTAACACCATCGATAGAACCGCCGTCGATATCTGCCGTAGTAACTGTACCTAGATCATCTGTTGTAACTCCAGTAAACGAGGCTGTAGATGAAACAGTTAAACCTGTAAAATTAGCAGTCGAGGCGGTACCCGCCCCAATATCTACACCATCTAATGTGCCGCCATCGATGTCTGCGGTGTCCGCCACAAGACTATCAATGTTTGCAACCCCATCAATAAATAAATCTTTCCATTCGTTATCCACGGCCCCAAGGCTGTGGGTGTCATCCGTTGAAGGTATTAAATCAGAAGATACGTCTGCCTTAAATTCAACTGTGTCGGTAGCCGCATTACCTAAGATGGTTGAGCCATGAATGGTTACATCACCAGACATAGTGACATTGCCGGTAATTCCAGCCGTGCCGCCTACAGTAAAGTTGTTAGTTACACCTAAAGACTCTAGGGTAGTGGCCCCACCGATGGAAGCCGAAGTAGTAAATGTGACAGCACCAGATACCGTCAGGTTACCACCAACATCAACATTCCCTGTACTAGACATAGTCTCGGCGTTGATATCATCAATGTATCCTATTCCATCGACATATAAATCTTTAAACTGAAGTGTGCCGGTGCCCAGATCCACGGTATTCGTGGCCTTGGGAGCAATAATGTTAGTATTGCTTATAGCCGCAATAGTTACCCAGTTAGCGGCGTTTGTTGTGTTGTATAAACAAAGATGAGAGTAGCCGGTTGTGGCATTGATCCAGATCGAGCCGGGGGCGTAGCCCTCAGTGTTATCATTGGTGGTTGTGGGGTCGGACGTGGCAGTCGTGTTGTTACGTCCGCCAACACCACCGTGAACCACAGGAAGATAACCAGATACGGAGGTAGTAAGCGGTATCTTGGGTGCATTCCCTGTTGAGCCATCGTGTGAGTGTCCGGTTGATGAGTTAAAAGCGGCTAGAATCTGATTAAATTCTGCATTAAGTGGTGGCGCGGTAATGTTCGCACCGTTGATAATGTCCGCTACTGACTGTCTAGTATATCCCGCCATTAACGTCTCCCTGCGATGCTAAATTCAAAAACAATACCTTGTATGCTATAAGGGGCAAAATCCCCCAAAGTAACGAAGGTAAGCTGACATGCGTATCCAGAGCCTTGTAGGCTCGTTGTAACGATGGGCTTCTCGGTGCCCCCGTAGTTGGTATTTGTACTGGCATAATTAATATTTTTCCCTTTATATCGTACCGGTGCGCCCGACGATTCCTGCGAATAAGAACTAGGCTTTGCTGTGTTGGGATCTTCCCAATCGTAGGTCACAGCCATGTTCAAAGTGAGTGGGCCTTCAGCACGAATAAATGTGTTGGCTTTACGCATGGTCTTTTTGACCTCGGTGTCGCCGTAATCAAAAAATGGGGTTGCGTATACGGCGAGAATATCTGCACCGTCGAATTGGTTGGTCTTCTCTTGCTGGTAGACTTTACCGTTGTAATCCCCGTGTATAACTAGTTCGCTGGAACCCACATAAGCGGAGTCACAACAACTCGCCCGGATGCCAACTAATTCACCAAACTCCCATCCCAATCTCTGGTCTGCGGATCTAAGACCGCCGATAATACCGAAGCTGTCTTGGGTGAATATGCTGTCATCGCCTATAAAGTATCTCAATTGAGACTTACTTCTGATGACTACTCCGTTGAGTGTTTCTAGATCATAATCTTGTGGTAGGGCTGTCAGTAGTTGTTGTATTGGTTTAGAGATTGTTTCTAATTCAACATCACCAATTCTACTTGTACCCGCTACCGGCCGTAATCCATCAGGTGCTAGAAAGACAAGATCACCCCCTAACTCCAACACCGAATCTCTCGCAATACAACCTACGTTGGTTGTGATCTGGTCTAGAACAAACCCGGCTGTTACGTCGGGGGAAACTTTCTTGATACCATTAGTACCAAAAACAAATAAGTCATCTCGGAAAGGTTTGAACTGTACTACGTCAAAACCGATTGCTACCTGTCCAGCGCCAGCGGCGGCAGTAAAGGTAAGAGGATCGAGGGGTGCGGAATAAGCAATTGTTGCTTGGGCTACTCTGTCTCCGCCTAAGAACAAATGGTTCTCAAATGCGTCTACTAACTCTGGTCTTTCCAAAGCACTAGACCCGCCGGGACTTGATGCTCCACCTGAGTTAGAAGGGCTGATAGACTTCCAGTTA